GATATCGGTTACAGGTTTTGTGTCTCCATTCCAAATGCGATTTAACCAATCGGTCTCAGCCGCTTTGGTAAGCGTGTTCCATTCTTGTTCAGTAAACAAGCCAAGAGACTTGAGCGCATGAAACGCCTCATGGTGGAGGGTGCGATTAAGGCGTTGTTTGTTGAAAACATTGGGGTACATCTCCTCGGCTTTTGTGGTAAGTATTGCCATCTTAATAATACGAACCACATCTGCTTGCGTTGCATCTTCAAATTGTCCAAGTGATGTTTTCCCGCCTTTCAAATTTGGCTCAAACATTTCCAGACTTATGTCTGTCAATCCAAGCCGATCAAGTTCTGCGCGGAAAGAATCAAACATGTCGTCGTTTGGTTCTAGAAACCCGCGCTTTTGCGATTGAACTTCTACAATATTCTCTGAAACTTTTTTGCCAAGACTTTCTAAAATAAGAGCAGGAGATTTTTTCGCAACCTCGCCAAACATATCAACATCTTCTGCTTTTGCAGACGCTTCAAGTTCTTGCGCTACGCGTGTAAGCTCATCGCCCATCACGCGACTTTTGCGTATATTTTCTGCAAAGAAATTTAGAACAGTTTCTTGGTTTTTTGGGCGCCTGCCTTCTGGCTTTTCTTCTGGGAACATGTCTTGTTGTCGTGCCATGTCAGCCACGCTGATGCCACGGCGCGCCGCAGTGATAGCTTCTTTGGCGGCATTGACAACATCTCTGCGAACATCATATTCGCCAAGACCTTTGAGTTGAATCATCGATGGCGCAGCACGAAGCATAGCGCTAATAATATTTTTTGCTTCTTCACTTTCTGCGTCTGCAACAAGTTTGATCAGGTCGTCGTCTTCATACGTTGCTGCAAAGATTGCATTCCGAAAACGATTTGCTGCGTCTTTTGTAGGCTTGGTATTTGGCGCCAGATTTTGTTTTTCATTCTCTGGCATCTTGGATATAAATTTTCCAAGCGCCTCCCTTGTTACATTTCCGTTTTCATCGAAATCAAGGTTTGCAATATCAACACGTTGCGCGTCTTGTTTAGCAATCTCAGACGCACTCATTCCAAGAGCGCCAGAACGATTGCTTATATCTCCAACATTTTCAGGAACATCTTTCGGACGTACAACACGAACAAGGATGGGATCAGGATATGCAGGTGCTTGCAAACCAAGCCGCTCTCCGGTTTTAATAATCTCGTCACGATATTTTTTAACGCCGTCTTTGCCCACATTGATGTTGGCATAGGCTTGTTTGAGGCCAGCAATCCTGCCGTTGTTAATAGGAACAAAAGGCGATTGTCCGAAGTTTGTATTAATTATCCCGCTTGCTGTATGAGAAGGAGTAACCGCAGAAGACGGTACAAATGCATAACGAAAAGGTGTTCTTACATCTCCACTAATTGCAACATCTTCTGCGCCAGCTTGATACTCCGTATCCCATGCGTCGGATGGGCCAATCACCAGCGGGGCACCATCGGTAAACGTGCGCGAATCTCCAAGTTGCAGCGGATCTGGATCTTCCGCAATCCTTTGCATCTGGCGTACAGACTCGTCGCTTGAGCGGTCTCTTGGCTGGAGAGATGGCGGAACCTTTGGTTTTAAGGGGGATGGGGGTGGTGCCGCAGGCGCCGGAAGGGCTGCTGTTGGAGATGGAGGCGTAGGTGCTGCTGGTGCCGGAAGGGCTGCCGGAGGAGGCTGAACACCTGGAAGTGCAACAGGAGGTGGGGGTGGCGCAACAGGAGGTACAACAGGTGGCGCTGCTTGAGGCACGGCAGGTGGTGCAACAGGCGGCACTGTTTGAGGGGCAACAGGAGGGGCAACAGGTGGTTGAGGTACAGCGGGTGCTTCAGGCGCGACAGCAGGAGTGACAGGAGGCGCGACAGGAGGTGTTTGAAGCGGCTGAACAGGAGGTGTTTTAGGCGCAACAGGCGGGAGTAGCGGGAGTGGCGGAGGCTGGGCAGGTGGGGGCTGAACAGGAGGAACAGGAGGGGCAGGTGGGGGCTGAACAGGAGGAGCAGGAGGCGGGGACGGAATCTCTGCTGGAGAACGGAACTCTGCGCCAGCGGCTCCGACAGCACCTACAGCACTACCAGAAGCGGCACCCGCAGCAAAAGAATTAATATATTTCTTTATATTTTCAGGGCTAAAAATATCATAATTATTATCAATAAATTTAATAGCAACATTGTTAATTGCGGTTTGGGCTGTTTCCGTAAGACCCTCTTGTCCCATAGTGGCAAGAGTGCCTTTTGCAATTCTTCCTGCGGCCGCAGTAAAACCTGCTTTTTTTGCAGCCTCCGCCACCATAACGCCCTTGCCATATGCACCAAGCTGCCCAAGAAGTTTGGCAGGGATCAGGGAATCCAGCATAGCGTTTATGCCGCCCGCAACAATTGCCGTTTCGGGTTCTAGCTTTCCTGTCTCCTGATATATTTCCCGGAAAGATTCTGGAATAAGCTGGCTTGCCCCAAACGCTCCCAAAGTAGGCACAACACGTTTTGCAACCGCTGCTTGTTCTGCGGCCTGGGCTGCCTTAAGCGCGTCAACAGTTCTTTGTTTAAAGTCTGGCCCAAGATTTTTCTTTAAGACATTTTCCAAGGCTTCTTTGCCTGCGGCTTTTGCTGCTGTCTTGGCGCCATAAGCAACAACTCCCCCAGGCCCAATCATGCTTAAGAGGCTTGGCAATCCCTCGCCAATTTTTTCTGCAAAGTAACCAGGGACATCTCCTAGCCCTATCTCCGTAACGTCAGGATAGCGCGCAGGAATAGCAGCCTGGATCTTTTGATTTTTTGCTTCAGCGCTGCGCATAAATTCTTCTGCTTTTGCAAGGTCTCCTCCAAAACCAGCTTTAGCAAACGCCGCAATTCCTACAGCAGGACCAACGTCTGTGTAATCTGTGAGCAGTTGTTGTCCGCTGCGAGAAAATCCTCGCGCTAATAATTGACCAAGCCCATATTCTGGTTCTGTATAAGGTTGATTCGCAACGCGATACAGCCCGCGCAAAGCCCTTCGTGTTTGTTCTTCATCCAAACCTTGTGGAAGCTCGAAACTTCCCAAATTGGGAATGTTTACAATCATTTGCCTGAGCCTACCGTAAGAAGATCTCTTAGCATTTCTGGAGTTACTGGTATTGGTTTTGGAGCTGGCCCTCTAGGCACACCTAGCTCCGCGCGTATACGGTCACGTATTGCTTCAGCCTCTGCTTCAAACTTATTGCGAAAGTCAGGATTTTGTTCCCAGTTTTTAGGAATTTTTGGGAGCAATTTTTGAGATTCTTTGTTATATTTAGCTCTAAGCGCATCAATTGCAGGCTTCGCGCGCTCTTCTACTTCTTTGTTTACATCAAGATTCAATCTGGTAAGTGCTATAAAGTCCCGAATCGACGGAGGTTTTTGTTGCGCAGATCCTTTGTTTTGTGCATTATACAAATCTAGCTTTGCACCAAAGTCTTTTACTTGCAACCCATAATTTGCAAGCTTAGCTTTATTTTGTGAATCAACTGCGGCTTGACGAAATTCCTCTACTTTAAGGGCATAAACTCGCGCAGATTCATAATCTTTTCTGCGCAAAGCATCTTTGTATTGTTCTGCGGCAAGGCGCGCTTTGGCCGCATTTGTTCTCGCTTCTTTATTGGCAGACTCGATACTGTTTTTAGTATTTTCATAGCCCTCAAACATGCCTGCCAGACCGCCACCAAAGTCTCGTCCTTGATACCCTAGACCACGTATACCTGCTTGCATGAACGCACGACGGCGCTGCTCTTCTGGAGAAACCTGCTGGCCCGTTTCTCTTGCCAAGGCTTCAGCCAAGGGGCTAACCCTGTCTGGGAATTTATTTTTTAAATATGCCTCTTCTTCTTCAGCACTGGCTCTCAAAGCTCGCGGGTCAAGAGGGGCAGTTGCTTCGATTGTGGGCACATCTGGAAGGGTGGGTAGTTTTGCCGGCTTTCCTGAAGTTGGTTGCGTGGTGGTTGTGGTTTGTGGCGCAAGCCTTTGGCGAATTAGTTCTAACAGATCTTTTTGTTGTTTTTCATCTGCTTCTTTTTTTTGTTTACGAGCATCGGCAGTTGCTATACGCTCAGAAATTACTTGGTTGCCAAAAGGGCTTAGCTCCAGTGGTGAAGAAGAAGTTTGCGTTGAAAGTGGTCGTGATTTTTGGTCAACCATTTTCCATGACGGTGAGCCAAAACTTGTTACTTGGCGCAAAAAAGAATTAAGTTTATCAAGAATACCGCCACCCTCTTGGAAGGCTACTGGACCCCCGGAAGCCATAAGAGCAGGCAATCCTTGCGGAACATTAGGGGGTTGTGGTGCTGCCATTTGTTGATCTGGCATTTGTTGTGGAGGCATTTGTTGGGCTGGCATTTCTTGTGGGGGCGATAGCAACATAGCCTGTAGCTGATCAACCACTGTGCCTTGGTTTTGTTGCCGCCTTGACTCGAAATCTCTTCGCACCCGCAAGCGACGATCCATTTCTCCGGCTGCAACGGCAGAAAGAGTTGGGTCGTTGAAGTAATCTTTAAGATCTTCATCTGAGAAATTTTTGAAGATCTCCATTGCCTCCAAGATGTTAATATCTGGAGCAAGGCCCATCATATTTTGCATAACTTTCTCCTGCTTTATCAGCGACCCATACCGCCGTACAAAAGACTTGCAAGACCAAGCGTTTGTACGAAGGGATTTGGCGGTTGATTATATGCTTGCCTGGACTCAGGCTGTGGCTGACCAAATACCAGCGCACGATAAGCATCTGCTCGCTCTAGGGGATAAAGCCGCTGCTTTTCAAATTCTTGATACGCAAGATCTAGGTCTCTTTGCCTCCGAGCTTCGTCCTGCAAGCCAAGTCGTTGCAAGCCTTGAGCCTTTTGCATTTGATTTTCTAAATCTTGTTGATATAATTCCGATGCGCGATCAAACGCTGCTGCCCCACCTTTCATTTGAATATTACTTAATTGAGTTCCAAGGTTGCGCATAAGTTCGTTTTCTGCAAGAGCATGTCGCGTTCCTCCAAACGCACCGCGTTGCGCTGCACTGGCTCTAAGTGTGTTTAAACCCTGCTGGTAATCGCGCTCTGCTGATTTTTTTGCTACATCTGTGACGGATTGTTGAAAGGGGCTCATGTAAGCCTCCATCACCCCCATAGGTTTTCCGCCTACATTAATTTGACCCAGGAGTCCAGGGCTTGTTCCAATTGCCTGCATCGCCTCGGCGCCCTGCTGGTATGTGCCAGAAGTTTCTGCGGTGCGAGGCATTTGGTAGGGGGTGTACGGCGTATACGCAATCTGTTGCCCCATGCGGTACAGATCTGCAATGTACGGCAGTTGGTACTCTGGCGCGCTTTGCGTAATTGTTTGAGATGGTCCGCCTAAACTCATGATTGCACCTTTTCTACAAGAACAACTCCACACTGTTGCATATTGAACACACGCCTCCAGCCTGGACGGCCTTGGATCATTATCAATTCACATTCAAATTTCTTAGCATAGTAACGAATCATCGGAGCAAAAACCTCTTCCAATTCCTCAAGGCTTCCACCGGCAAGCCAACAGTTCATTACGCGCTTTTGCGGGTAGACACGCACTTCTACCACCACTGCTGCATCTATTCCAGGCAGGAATACTGCGTCTCCCGATAAAACTGCCTGCCATACATCTTCAAGAGAGAACAAGTTTCCAGCATGATCAAGAGCTTCTTGCAACCATCCAGAGCATCTTTGCCATTCTTCAAACATCTTGCAACAAACCCTCAATGTCAATTGCAGGGGGTTGTTTTTTAGTATTGTGCCGCGCCATGCGAACGTTGTCCATCAGTTGGTACAGCCGTTGCGATCCTGCTTCCGAAGATCCATTGCCTAGCCCAGATACCACATCCGCCGGGATCACAAATTCGCCTTGAGATAGCAGAGCCTCTTGCCTTGTGGGGCCGCCTTCAATAAAAGTCTCGATGCTGTCTGACATGCCGTCACCCGGCCCCCTTAGATATCCTCCAGAGGCACCTGTTACCGTGTCGGTTCCAGTCCCGCCTGTTACTGTGTCGTTTCCAGTCCCACCTGTTACTGTGCCGCCCATTTGAATATCAGGTTGCGGCCCTAGGGTTTGATACAGCCTTTCAAGTCCTTGTAAATATCCACTGTAACCAGCCTGCACTTCCTCGGGAGTTGGGCCATATCTTTTAGAAGCTTCTGTAGGATTAAACTGAAAAGGATTTGGATTAAAAAATAAAGGAAGGCCTACCATAGGGTTGTAAATGTTTTGGCCGCTTTCACTTTTTTGCGCAGGCGGTTGGGGAGGAAGCATCGGTGCGGTTAAGCCACGATTGTACACAGGCGCAGACACATATCTTGGTATCTTAACGTCCGGGGGTTTGTTTCTTAAGGCCGAGGCAAGAGCAGCAATACCAAACCCTAGTGTTGCAAGAGCCTTGTCCTCTCCCGTTGAATTTCCGCCTAGAAAGCGGCTAAAAATGTTTCCTACGGCTGATGTGTTGCCGGTAGCCGTGGTATCACGGCTTCGATCAATTGGAGCCCCACCTGTAATTGTGTCGTTGCTGCGATCAATTGGTGCGTCACCGGATCCCGTGTTCCCACCCCAATCGCCGCCTTCCCAGGCCGTGTCGCTAATTACCTCGTTTAACCACGTATCAAGATCACTCATCGCTTACTCCGTAGAAACAAATGTTGCCGTGACGATTGCCGACGGGATTGCGGGGCGTGTTGGAGAAGATGGCGCGTTGTAATGCTCTATGTACGCATCCACATGACTAGTTTTCCAAAGCAATTGAATGTAATCTCCACCAGTAACGCTTTCAATAAAATTCAAAGAACCCACTGTATGATATGGGTCTCCTGCTCCTTTCCGAGGCGCCAATCCAAAACGACTATTTGAATTTGCAATATCGGTCCCGTTTTTTCTAAACCAAACATCAATATCTTGAGAAGAGCTTGTTGTGTTTACTAGCTGCAAACTAAATTGTACATTGTAAATTCCAGAAATTGCAAACGTAATGCGTGAAGAACTCACAACAGAGACAGTTTGCGCTGAGTTTGTTGTGTTAAGGGTAACTGGATATGCGGTTGTGGTATTTGCTGCAATCTGATCTGTAGTATCACAAAAAAATCCATAAGGAAAACCAAGGTATTGACCGCCATTTGTTCCAAGAAGGCTGCTGTTTGAATTATTTGATCTTACAAGATAAAGTCGCAACACATTTAAAAACTGATCGTGATACTTAAAGTCCCATTCTTTCGTAGACAGCGGGAAGTTTGGGACTGCCGGTTGTGTGAGATAGGTCATGCGCCTTGTCCGGTTGCTCTTCCATCAGGACGGATGTCGATGCGCGGAGATCCAAGTTGCCATGTGGTTCCAAGACCGCTTGACTCAATCTTGAAGATCATCTGTCTTCCACGTACTCTAACATACACTTGCCCAGTAAACCGCTCAATGTTAACTGTAGTCAATCGCGTTACGCTGGCGCCTGATGACCCGCCCTCGGATTGTGGGATGTTGTATCCAGAACCGGAGTTCATCATTGGAATAAGCGTCATTGTGGCATTTGGGTTGGCCGCCGTAGAACCATCAAAGGTAAGGTCGGGGACAATTCTATAGACGAATCCTAAGTTTTGTCCGTCTTGGATATCAAATTCCGCAGATTCAATGTACGCAGCGATAGGAGCCGTTGCCCCTGTTGTACCGTCGTCTACACCAAGCTCATGGTTAACAATATTGTAGGAATATGTTGCCGCTTGCGGATACTCTCGTAACCCAGAATCTGACCAAGCAGTCCTTGACAAAGCGCCGTAATACCAAATATCTTCTGTATAATTATAAATTACATATTGATCAATAACTGTAGAATTTTGCGAAGGATAAAACCACCACACTTCAGTAAAGCCTTCGTTTGTCCCAACAAAAATTTGGTCAGCTTGTGAAAGATTGATGTTGGAAAATACATGCCGTCGGAGGTCGCATCGCAGCGTTTGTAGCCGACCATCATATTTATAAAACTTATCAATTCCCATCCAGTATATAACGCCCGAGGCAACAATAGCACAATTTTGACTTACAATAGATAAATTATCGCCCATAAGTTGGGCGCCCCAAACCAACGGCGGTCCAAGATACTGGAGCGAGTAAATTGATTGGTCTGTAAAAATTATAATTTCTTGACGTGTTTGAATTGCTGTTATTATTTTTGATCCATGCGACAGACGCAGAGATCCAGCCTGATTTGTAGACGCAGGCGCCCAATCCACAAGCGACTCCTGGTTTGACCAACGAATTAACATCGGATCAAGAACCGCGCTTAAGTATTCCGTTGTGCCAAAAACCAACATAAAACGAAAGACATCAGAAATTACAAAATTATTATTTCTGGTTGGTATATCTTCTAAACTGGAAACATAGACGTTACTTCCTGTAGAAGAAGTATTAACAAGTGCCCCAGTTGCCGATGCTGATATATTTGCTGTAGCTCCTATAACATTCCGTAAATAGTAAGTTGTATTGGCAGATACGCCGGTTGGCATAGAGCCGCCAGTTGTAAAGTTGAACTTTACAGCAGTTCCTTCAGACAAAAGCACTGAAGCAAAAGTAACCTCAGTTGGAGATGCGTTTGTAAAACTAACCGACCCTCCGGTTTCAGATAAAAGAACAGCTCTTGTTGTTGTTCCAGAAGACGAGTCCCAATAGTAAATAGGCCCACCACGGAAAAGAGCAACAAGATCTTCGCCCCAGTTTTGCATATGCCAAAGGCGGAGACTTTCCGATCCGGTTGTTCCCACGCCCCAGTTACCCATGCCCCACCCGCCAGCACCCCATCCAACAACTGCGCCTTGAATTTCTGGGCCAACATCAATCTCATACTTGGCAGTAACTGTTCCTCCACCAGAAGCTGCAGTAGAAGAGGCCGCGCTACTCGCAGTAATTGTGTAAGAGTTGGCGCCCGTAACAGTCATCTGAAAGTTTCCGTTAAGGGTAAGTCCACCAACTGCTGAGGCGCCGCTAAAAGTAACAAAATCGTTTGTCGCGCCGCCGTGCGCCGTATCGGCCACTGTGACCACAGCAGAGCCGATAGTTGTAGAAAACGGATTTGTTAATGTTTCTGTAGAACGCAACGGGGTGATGTCAAAATATTCTCCGCCACGTTCAATGTATAATTTTAAATTAGTGCCTAATGCCAATAAATTATCAAAAGACAGAGTTATCCAGTTCCACAATGACCTGCAAATTCCTAAAAAGGAAAAAGCAGAAATCCTTGACCACCCACCAATTTTTTCAGGCGTTCCCTGACGAAAACGAATTTTGTCAGAAACATACCACCCCGACTCGTTAGTGTAGCGAGTATTTTCTTTGTTAACTCCAGGTCTAAAGGTAATTTTTTGAAGGGTCATTTCTATCTCATCAATACGGCTTCTGCTGCTCTCCTACGCGTAAGTCCGGGAAGAACCCTTCCCGCAGCTTTGTTCCATTTCATGCACTCTTCAGCGGCACCATCCCAATCCCCCGCATCAACGCGCTTCTTGAACGTGCTGATGCGGTAGTTTCCTAAGCCACAATTATAAACCCAACTTGTCACTGCGGCAATGCGTCGAGGTAGCGCAGTCTGAATCTTGGGTGAGAGCTTGGTTACGCCCTGTACAAAGTACTCTATGTGATGGTCCAGCGCCTCTTCGCACTGCTGCATCGTCCAAATTGTTCCGGGGTTGATACTCGGTCCGGTAGCACCCCAGCCGATTGTCCAAGGATGTCCTCGTGTGCCGGGGTCTGGGTAGGCTTGGACTCGTCCGTCAGGCAAACGTTTTGCTAGCCCTTCAAAGGGCTTGATGAATACGTCCTTGCAAAGCTTCTTAGCTTCATTCACGACTTGTTGTACTTTTCAATGGATCGTCCGACAAACCAGAACGTAAGCATCATGTTGAGCATGGCGAAATCATCTTCGTCGTAGCTCTTGGTCAGTACCTCAGCCCAGTTAGCGTCGGTCTGGAAAGCAATTGTTAGGCCGGCTGCTTTAACAGCCACGTAAACGCCAAAAGCAATCCAAGTAAGGCCCGGACGGGTAACAGCAGTGATAAAGCTAGCGAGCCAACCCGCTTCCTTCGCAGTGGTAGCCTGCTCCTTAAATGCCTCTTTGATTGTGTCCATCTGCTGAATAGAATAGTCAACATACTTCTCCTCCATCTTGAACTCGCCGCGCATCTTCTCCAGATCGGTCTGTAGCTGGAACATGCTGAGTTCATGCTGACGCTCATTCTTTTTGTCCAAGAACTTCAAAACTTCCGGTGCAAGCCTGAATAAGCCGCCAAAAATTGAGCCTAATAACCCGCCGCCAAGAAGATCAAACATATTAAAGGCCAAAGAATTTTTTAACGAAGGTTGCAGCCACGCCTGGGCCGAAGAGGACAGCAAGAATCGTCGCATAAAGCAAATACTCAATGCGCGTCATGCGCCTGCTGCCAGACTCAAAGGACTTTTCGATTCCCGCATAACGCATGGCGCACTCACGCTCATGAGCCTTCAGGTCGCCCTCAAGTTGCGCGTGTTTAACGTCAAGCTCCATAATCATTGCTCCAAATTAGCACATTGTACTTCTAAAACTTTAAGCATAACGCTTGATTTTTTATGCTCGCGTATGTGCTCCATCAATAGTTGCTCTAAACGCTGCCGAAATTCATTCATGCTTGAGTCATTTTCAATTTCTTTCAAAGCCAATTGAAAATTTTCAATATTAATTTGATAATCCATGACTTCTTTGCGTCGTGCCTCAAGATTAGTTAACAACAATTCTTTGCGATAAGTTTCCATAATACACCTTTATATTGAAAATGCAGTAGAAAGAACGGTTGAGGTAGGAAAGATTGATGGGTTAGCATATTTTCCTCCAAAACCATATCCAGGAGCACTGTTCCAAGGATATACAGATATTGGAGATGTTCCAACATTTCCTACAGAATGTCCAAAGGCAATGGTATCCCCTGCTTGATTAAATGCAACACTGCGACCGGAAATTAAATTCGGCAGGCCTACAGGATTGCTATACTTGGTTCCAAATCCAGACGACGACCAAGGAAATGCATTTAAACGCGGTATCTCATTTGTTGCTATAGCGATGACATCTCCCGCCGGGTTCCATGTCACGCCGCGAGGGCTGAGACCCAAATAGGTGGAGGCGTTGGAAAGTTTGGTTCCAAATCCAGATGCAGAAAAATTATATATAGAGATAAAAGTGTCAGGAGGGGAATGAGCAACATAGTTTGCACTGGGATGGAAAGCTAACCCTTGTGTGCTGCCACCAGCACTTGTTGATGGATTTGTATATTTTGTCCCAAATCCCGATGTAGACCAAGGATAAGCTTGAACCCATGGACTATCCCAGGAGCCTACTAAAAGTTGATCGCCGTAAGAATTAAATGCTACTCCCTGTCCATTTGATTTTACCTGTGAAGGCAAAGTCGCTGGATTTGAATATTTCGTTCCATATCCTTCTGTAGACCAAGGATATACGGTAATATATGGACTGTTAGCATGACATAGAGCAAGTGCGTCACCATTTGCAGTAAATGCAACAGCATATACTGAACCAGCAGGCAATGAAGAAGGATTAGAATACAGTGTCCCAAACCCTCCTCTATCCCAGGGATATGTGCTAATAAAAGGAGTGGCATTCCGCGCTATTGCAACTGCGTTTCCAGATTGCGTCCAAGTAATCGCATTGGCAGTTTGTAATGGAGATGGATTAGAAAATCTCGATCCAAAGCCCGAAGAATTAGACCATCGCCATACCCATACAGTATCAGTCCCAGACCCAGCAACTCCTCCCACGGCATCAATAGGTACTAAAATCGCTTCAGAACTTATTGCATCAGTTCCTACCGCTGCCTCCAATACGTTTCTATCAATAAATTTTTCGGAGTTTGTTGTGTCTTCTATAAGCGTAACTTCTATAATTGAACCGTTAGAAGTTTTTAATGTTGCTACAGAATCGGTTACAGTAGAGGTTTCTGTAACTTCTCCTTGGCGCATTACCAAAACACTTGGTTGATCAATAAGCAACGCAACCTCTGGAAGGAATGCCGGGGTGCTTGCTACAGCCGCATCTGCTGCTGTAGAAGTTTCCAAAACGCTGCGATTTAATGTTCCGATATTGTCAAGAAGGTCAGCTACAACTGCCGTTTCTGCTACAATACCGTTTATCACTACCTCTAAACTTAAATTATCTGTTGCTAAAGAAGTTTCTTGTGCAGATGTTTGTACTACTAAAGTGGAATTTACAGAATCTAATGCGGTTGCTGTTTCTTCTGCATTATTTGAGCGACCAAGAAAATTTACAACAACATCATTTATAGATGCTGTTTCATTAATTGTGCGAAAATAACTAAGGCCGGTTTTTCCAAACCCAAAACCACGGGCGCTAGAACTGCCAATGTGTTGGAGCAAGGGCATTATGCAAACCTTGTTTGTGATGCTAATACTGTAAATGTTGCATTTGCAGTTTTAATAATGGTATACACATACGCATCAATGCTGTTAGCATTGCCAGCAGCCCACGCAATTCCGCCTTGATATTTAGGAGTTACCACACTTCCATCAACTTGAATGACGTTGTTGTAGTATGGAGTCCCGCCTTGTGTTGCAAGAAGTGCGACAGTAACACTACGTCCAATAGCTAAAGAGGTATTTAAAGGAGTGCCAGAAGATGCGCGAAAATTTGCTGTCCAATTTGCTGCGGCGTCGGTTGTATAAAACAAAACTGACTGCGTCGTCACATCATAATTAAGCGTTGCAGGCACTGATGTAGCAACAATTGTTGTTACTTCTGTAGAATTAATAAACGAAGAACTAAAAACCGACGATGTGCCTGCAAAATTTTGTAATGCTGTAAAGGTCGAGGTTGTCCCAGGCGCCACATAGTCTGTACCAGCAGTAGCAGGTGTTACAAAAGTTGTACCATTCCCTTTAATAATTGCACCGGAAGTAAGAGTAGCGGAGGCTTGTACGCCAGAAGCGACATAGTCTGTGCCGTTAAAAATGACGGTAGCTGTAGCGCCAGCAGCGATGCTAACGCCAGTTTGCCCAGAAGCTTTTACTGTCAAAGAATAAGTAGCGTCTGCATTGATGATGCGATAGGATCGAGCTGAGGAAGGGCAAATTAAAGTAGAATTTGCATTAAGACTAGAAACCTTAATAGTAGCGTATTGCGCGCTACTAAAAATAATATTTGAAGCGCTGGCGTTTCCGAGAGTGTTTGCAAGTGTTAGTTCATAATTTGGAGAACCAGAAAAATTAGAACCCGTTAGCGCAGACATTCCTGCGATGGCAATATCAAGGTATGAAGTTAGTCCGTTATTGACTGCGTTGCCCCAGCTTCCTGACTCAGTATTGGTTTCAATTATGGGCAAATCAAGTAACGCGGTTCGTGTGATGGGCATAACTCACCTCATATTGTTACAGAAGACCAATTTGCAATCTGCGGGGTTTCAAGCTGACTCCACAGGTCGCTAATTTGAACGCTATCAGAGGCGGAGGCTGAATCGCTGACGGTAACATTGCTTAATCCGCCCGCTTGCTGCGCATCGAGAGCCTGTGCAAGTTCGTTGAGAATTACACCAAAAGCAGCAATGGTTGTCAATGCGTCCGTAGCTGATGCAACCTCAGCAATTACTCTTTGCACTTGTTGTATTGCAGAAACAAGATCTGCTGTTGTAGCAGCTTCTGTTATTGTCCGTTGGTATAACAAACCTGTGTCGGGAACATCTGCTATTGTTGTTGTTTCTGCAACATCGCGATCATACGTTGTATTTGTAGTTGAAACATCTGCAATGTTTGCAGTTTCTTGTATTGCATTTGTAGATGTGATGATTGCTTGTATTGCGTCAGTTGCAAAAGCAACCTCAGCAATATTTGTGCCTATAGTGTAAGTAATAGATGTTGCATCGTTTGCTAAAGCAGACTCGTCAACGTCATTTTCAGACAATCCCACAATACAGGTTTCTGCTGCTGTAGCGCTTTCTGCAACATCATTTGTTATTGTTGTTTCATAAACAATTGCATCTGTAGCTGTGGCGGTTTCTGTAACGTCATTATTTGTGGTTAGTTGAGAAACTACATTATCTGTGGCAGTAGCGGTTTCTGCAGCAGCATCTGCACCGGAAGACTCAGCATCTGTACTATCACCGGCAGTAGCTGATTCGTTAATTACGCCGCTACGAATATTTGCAGAATCAATAGTATCTGTAGCTGTTGATATTTCGTCAACACTTGTTTGTTGTGTTGCTGTAGCAACTACAGATTCTGAACTAGCAGCCGTTTCCGTTATGGCTGCTAATATATCAGCTTGTGCAGTTAACGAATCAACGCCAGTTGCAGATTCATTAATTAAATTGTCTGTACTTGGCGTTACCGCGCCTGCGGTGCTCGCATATGGAGTTTGTGCATAGGCGCTAAAACCGAACACATTGTTGCCTTATAGTTGTGCAGTCGTAAGGTTGATGATTTGATCCGTAGCAAACGATTCAATGTTGGCAAGAGGCTCAATCACAGGTTCCACAACGCCCCACACACACTCCACCCACATCTTGTCTTCGTGCTGCCAGTTCCACTGCCATCCTGCCCTGTCTTGTGGCTTAGGGTCTCTAATAATCCATTCCCAGTTTAGCCATACCAGTTCTTTGTCAGCGGGAACCTCTGCCGGTGGTGCTGGAGCCTGTTGCCAGCCTTCTGTGCCATCGGTTTCCGTGCTTGGGATAGACCCCTTCTTTGTCCAGTATTGCATGGTCTAGTCCTATAACGTGGGAAACGCTGCGGTTGGTGCAGTGAAGTTGGTGGTGTAGCGAGCGTAGCCTGTTGTAACTCGTAAATCTTGAATGTAACCATTAAACTTATCGGTTGAAGCTGTATTTCTTTGGTTACCTGAGGTGCCTACAGACAAAAACCCTTGCGTTAATGCTGTCGTATTTGTACCTGTTGTCGCATCTGCGGTTCCGTTAATGTATATTTTGTAATTGCCACTTCCCGTTCCGTTTTTCACTAACGCAACATGAGTCCATGTATTTGCTGTTATAGATGTTGTTGAAGCAGCAATAATCGCTGTTGTACCAACATAAATTCCACACTTCGCTGAAGAACTTAAAAACCATTGAATGCCAGCACTGGTTTGTGATGCAGGATCTCTGAAATCAATTATGTATTGAACAACGGATACGGTTGTTGGGTAAATCCACATTTCAACCGTGAAATCTCCACTGTTAAATTGATAAAGCGGAGAATTTATAGAAGCATTTATTAAGTAATCCCCCGTCCCATCAAAACTTATACTGCTTCCACCCCATTTGCTCTGTGCGGTACTGATTTTGGCATCTCCCACCGTTTCCAACACATTTTTAGCGGTAGCGTCGTAGATACCGGCGTTGGTGAAGTTGAGGAGGAGGCTGGTGTTGGTGATGGCGGTAAGTGGTGCGGTTGGTGGGGTGAAGGTTGTTCCGTTTGGATATAAATTACTGCCTATAACAACACGGGCATTAGATATATAACCAGTAAACGGATTTGGTCCATCAGGTCGGCAGCCGATACGAACTTTTGATGAGCCAGTAACCGCCCATGTAGAAGGACCACCAGAAGCGGTCATCACACCATTCTGGTAAATATAGCTAGTTGAACCAGTGAATACACACGCTATGTGCGTCCAGGCCATAAGCGGTATAGAAGTCGTAGACCTAATTCCATTCCAACTTCCAGAAAAATTACCAAACCACGGCGTTTGATTTGAGTCATATGCACCTAAAGCCCCACCAAAACCAAGCACAAATCCGTAATTCTCTGAGGCCAAAGCAGAATAAAGTGTAGTTGATGTTGTGCCGGTTGTGTATACCCAGCACTCAATCGTAAAAGGAGTTGTACTTGTTGATGGGTTAATCGCCGCAGATGCCGTTGCCATTACAAGATAATCCCCCGCCCCATCAAAGTACCCTGACCCACCAATGGCAGCAGCAGACCAGTTTTCAGTGGGGTTAAATGGGGAGAAGGCGACTACGCTGGTATTACC